GGGGGAGGCGTCCCCCAAGGTAGCCGCCCGCGCCCCGCTGCCGCACATCCACATCATCGAACAGTTCGTGCTGCCGCTCAAGGACGTGCTGCCGACCAGCTTCAAGCTAGGTCCGTACGCACGGCTGGGCATGGACATGCTGAAGGCGCAGGAGACGCCGGAGCGGGCAGCGGCGGCGGGCGCACTGTACCGCGCATGGTACGAAGCGACGCCGGGGCATCAGTCCGCGATGTTGTCGTGGACGGTGGGCGGCGTGACGGCAGCAATGCGCATCGGTTTGTCGCTGGCGCGGGCGGGCATCACCGCAGCGCAGGTGCACGCGTTTCTGGCGACGCGCTATGCGGAGGATTTCTGGCAGGATAAGACGGTGAGCTGGAAGCATGTTGGTGAGCAGATCATCCCATGGTCGGCGAACAGCAAGCCGAAGACGCGCTATGTGTGGGTGCCGAACCCCAACGGCGGCGGCGAGATCGAGCTGCCCGTCGAGGATGCGATAGAGCGAGGGCTGTTAGCATCATGAACACATGGATCGAACTGAGCAACAAGATCAAGGCACGGGATGGTAATAAGTGCAAGCACTGTGGCGTTCAAAATGGCGCGGTGGTATTCCGCCTCGCCGAGGCGTGGGCTATTGCCAGCGTAGACGGAGAAGCGCAGGAACTGATTCGAATGGGGTGGCGACAGGTGAAGATCGTATTGACCACTGCTCACCTTGATCAGAACCCGCGCAATAACGATCCGGAAAATCTAGCCGCGCTCTGCCAGCGCTGCCACCTCAACCATGATCGTCCGTACAACCCGCCCAAAGCCAAGCGCACCCGGCAGGACAACATCATCGAAACACAGCGTGAAGCTAGATAGGGTTATCGGAACTATGGACTTGTATTTTTGCGCAGGCGATAACCGTCGCTTTGCTGAAATAGCGATTGCATCTGGCTTGCGATACGGCTCACAGCTTCCGAGCAGGGTTCATTTTCCCATCGAATTCGCTGATCAGGACTGGCGTAAGCCCAACCAGGAAGGATACATCGCCGCTCTTCACGAACTGCAACCCAAAGTATGTACCGTGCTGGATTGGGAACACTACGAACAACTTGAAGAAGTATTGGACTGGGCGGATCAGGCGACTGCTGTTGTGGATACCGTGATCATTATTCCGAAAGTATGGAATGCGCTTTCTGCTATCCCTGAGCAGATCAACGGCAAGGAAGTTCGGTTAGGCATTCCTTGCGGACCGCAACAGCAAACCGCCCCTCCGCTATGGGAATTTGGATCGCGCCCAGTTCATGTGCTCGGCGGGCAGCCGCACCGACAAATGCAGCTCGCTCACTATCTCAATGTCCGATCTGTTGATTGCAGCACCACTGCATTCATGGCGCGAACCAAGTGCGCCTACTGGACGCCAGTGAAAGATCGACGCGCGAAAGGCAGACATTGGGCGCAATTGCAGGAAGTTGGCTTAGGCGATTACGGCAAAGACGCAATGTACGAGGCTTTCAAGCGCAGCTGCGAAAACGTGATTCGTGGCTGGCAGATGTTTGAGCAAGGGTTGCTCTGAATGATGAATAGGACTATCGGAACGGATGGGTGAAATGAACATTAAACAGACACTTGCACCCAATTCGCAGGAGGCTGAACAGGCGGTGCTCGGCGCTGTCATCATCGCGCCGGAAATCTTCTCGCAGATACGGGCGATGCTGCAGGCAGACGACTTTTTCTATCTGCCGCACCGCTACCTGTGGCAGGCGATCAGCGCCCTGCATGATCGCGGCGAGGCGATAGATCACTTGACCATCGCGGAAGAGCTGCGTGGGATGCGCGAGAAGGGTGACACCGAAACGGCGCTCAGCAAAATCGGCGGCGCGTCCCAACTCACCTATCTGGCGAACTGCGCGCCCAACTCGCTCAACGCCAGCAGCTACGCGACCATCGTGCAAAAGCTGTCGTCGCGGCGCAAGGGCACGGCGCTGGCGACCCGGATCGCCCAGCTGTGCGCGGCGGAGGATCAGGCGTTCGATGATGCGCTAACTGCGATCCAGCGGGAATACCTGCGCTTCATCACGTCGGTATCCGGCGCTGGCGTGGTGTCCGGTCGCGATGTCGCCAGCCGCGTACTGGACACCTTCCAAGCGAATTACGAAAACAAAGCGTCGGTGCGCGGCTTGCATTGCGATCTATCCGATCTCAACACCGCGCTGGGCGGCTTCCGTCCGGGCTTATTCAGCGTCGGCGGGGCAGCGTCGATGGGCAAAAGCACGTTTGCTGCCAACCTCGCAGGCGCGTTCAGCCGCCAAGCGCCGGGACTGTATGTGCCTACAGAGATGACGCCAGATCGGGCGCTGGCGCGGATGCTGTGTGATATTGCGGGCATCCAATACAAGACGTGGCTATCTGGCTACGTTAGCGAGGAGCAGGTCGGTGCATTCGTCGACGCGATGGATTGCATTAAGGCGGACAACATCACCTTCCTTGAAGGCAAAGCCATCTCCCCGGCGCGCATCCAAGCGGAGTGCGCACGCATCGGTGCGCAGTGGTGCATCGTGGACAGCGCATCGGTGCTGAGCAATCGCCAGATCGGCAAGTTCAAGGGCGATGCACGCGTCGCGACGAATTACGTAAGCGCGGCTCTGCAAGACATCGGTGCATCCGTGCCCGTGATCGCATTGTGGCAAACGGGGCGCAATGCGAAAGATCGGAAGGACAAGCGCCCGACCATCAACGACTTCAAAGAGTCGGGCAACATCGAAGAAGATGCGGATGTGTGCATGGCGCTGTACCGTCACGAGTACTACACGCAGCGCCGCCTCGCTGACCCTGATCCGCTGGAGTTCCCCAAAGGGACTGCCAACATCTATGTGCTGAAGGATCGGGACGGCGGGGATGGCAACGGTAAGGTGACAGTCGAATTTGTGCCGGGGCAAGGGTTGAAGGATTACAGGGGGAGACGATGATTATCACATTAAAGCAGTTCATAGCGCTCGTAGAGATGGCAGATCAGGTCATTGGCGACTATGGCGCATTGGACCCAAGCGAGCAGGATTTCATCAATGTGGAATTGCGATCTGACTCCGAGCTTGCTGCTGATGAGATCGGAGACATTGAAGTGCATGTCGAGGAGTGGGTGGAGCATGTTGGCGAAACGCGCCACATCGTAAGCATCGATCTTGACGGTGCAATAACGCAGATTGATGAGGTGCGATCGTGAAGCGTACTGTTGCGCCCGCGCTGATGCGGGAACTGTTCATCTTTGCCATCGGCGTGGCTGCATTCTTGCATTCCATGTGGAGCTATTCTGCGTTCTTAGGCGGACAGCAGCCCGATCCCCTACTCGGCGGCTTGCATATCGTGCATTACATCGGCTGGCTGCTACCCGGCTGCCTGCTCGCTTTTGCAACGGATGTCGGCATGATCGTCACCTCAATGGAACTGCGCAATGGTGACCGTACCAAAGGCAAGTATGCAGCATTTGCATTGCTTGGCGTGGTGACGTACATCTTGCAATGGCTGTATTCGCTGCATCACATCGAGGCAGTACCGTTGGGCGCTGGCGTGCCGGAGCATATGCGCGATTTTGCAGAAGGTGTGTCTACCTTTATCACTGTGTGGTTGCTGCCCGGTGCATTGCCGCTGACGGCGATTGCATACACCTTTTCGCACCCGCGTGACAATGCAGTGCGAGAAGAAAAGCGCAAAGTGCAACCGCCCGTCGCCGCGCCAGCCGCGTCTCTCGTCACGGTAGACCGTCCACTGCCAACGGTGATCCCGCTGGTCGATGCAGAGCATGTGGCGACGTGCACGTGCGGCTGGTCGAAGTCGTACAGCAGTGCGCGAGGCGCGCAGAATGCACTGACGGCGCATCAACGCAGGTGCAACGCGCAGCGGATTGCGTAGCGCACTCGCAGCAAATGTAACCAATTGGTGACAAAGTGAGGTATCGATGAACAACCAACTTAAACACATGCCGCTGACCCTCGCACTTGAACCAGTTAATGGACGGTACTTGCTAGAAGTGCAGCCGCCGTCAGATTACCACATGCTTGATGCACCTGCGCGATTGACATTAGCGCGGTTCTCAGCGCAGATCGAACTTGAAGGGGCGCCTATGTTTGCTGATTTACGCACTACATCACCACTCACCATCACGCTTGCGGAGGGTGAAGATGGCTACATCGTGGCGGAGGTAATGGAGCTTCCCGGCTGCATCAGTCAGGGCGCGACGATTACCGGCGCATTGGCAAATATCGCACAAGCAATCACTTTGTATCTGGAGGACGGCGATGGTGGCATTGAAAGCTCATCCAGTTCGTGAGACGCGCCGCGATCAAATCCTGCGCTTCATTGCGGAGTACGCAACCGAGCATCACAATGCGCCCTCGTCCATTGAGATTGCACGCGCATTCAATATCGCACAGCACACCACGTATATGCACATGGTGAAGTTGCAGGCAGAGGGTCGCCTGATCCGCACGAAGGCGGGGCGTTGGAAGATACCGACAGCGGAATATATCCCCCCTGACGAATGATACGTAACAGGTGTTACGTACGTCTCAGGTTAGACGCTTACGCCAGCCGCGCCCGATGCTTACCATGTAGGCATCGGGCGTTTTGCATTGTTGAGCCTGCCGCGCCGGTCTACAGGGTAGACCCCATGTTCATGCATGGTGCGCGGCATTGCGTTAATGATAGCCGAAACAGGGGCGGCGAGTCACTGAACCGGATGAATTGGCTTGATAGCGTTCTAGAGTCTTTCAACACCTTTCTATCAGCGCCAATCGGTCAGGCGGTGTTAGCTGTCTTTCTCGTGGGCATGATCCTTCTGTTCGCCAGGTGGTTCATTGACGAGCGAAACAGCGCCGCCGAGAAAAAGCGCGAGGATGAGTTGGAAGAAAAGCGCATCGAAGCCAGACGTGAACAAGATAGACGCGACGCGGACGCTAATTACCGTCTCGCCGCTGTACTTGAAAAGCTGGCAGACAATGACGCCAAACTCATCTCTATCGTCTCCAGGTTGGAAGCGAAGTCGGATAGCAACGACGAATTACTGAGGGACATTAACGACACGACGCAAGCGGTGTCTACCCGCGCCGGACGCATCCATGACGATTTGCGCGGCGGGTTCGTGCGGATAGCAGGCAAGATAGACACCGCCCGATCCGAGTCTGCTACGCGCTCTGAAGGGGTGTTGCAAGCGGTGAGCAATCAGTCGCTGCAAGTGCAGCGCGCCATCCATGACACGGAAGCGGCAACGCAGACAAAGATTGATACGCAAACCGCTGAACAAGGATTGTTGTTCGACCAGCTTATCGGCAAGCTGGACACGATTGGCAAGTCGGTATCCGAGATACGTTCAGACCTAAAGACGAGTACGGATACAGCGCAAAAGAACAGTCTGGAATTACTCAGACTGACGGCGATTGAGAAGCAGTTGGGTGAAGTGATAGAGGGTATGGCGACATTGAAGCGCAAGGGAGATACCGGACAATTGCCAGCAGAGGCGGTAGACCCGCTTGCTAATCGTAATGTGATCCACAAGACGGGCAAGACGGATACCGCGCAAGACGACACGCTGGTTGTCCCCAACACCGCCGCACCGCTGACCGCCCAGCTTGACCCGCGCACGTTACCGGATGCAGGGGCAGGAGGGGCGTAGTGGGCGATATTCGCGCTACACGTCGCAAGTTAAGCGACTACAAGTTCGATCCGCGCAATCCGAACGCCGGTTCAGAGCGCGGTGAACACATGATCGCCTCCAGCGTATCAGAGTTTGGTGCTGCCCGATCCGGCGTAGCAGACAAGGATGGCGTGATTCGCGCTGGCAATCACACGGCAGAGCAATTAGCGGCTGCTGGTATTGAGGACGTGATTGAGGTGGAGACCACTGGCAAGGAATGGGTAGTGGTCAAACGCGCCGATATGGACGAAAAGACAGGGCGCAAGTATTCCGTAGTTGATAACCGCGCACCACAGTTTAACGAGTGGGACGCCGATGTGCTGATGGAACTTACTGGCGAGAGTGACTTGAGTGATTATTTCTTTGAGGACGAACTAAATGAACTATTAGCTGAGATTGAAGCGGATGATCCCCCCGGCGATCCCGTCGCTGCTTTTTCGCGGGCTGAGGAATGGCGCGAAAAATGGCAAGTCGAGAAGGGACAGCTATGGCTTCTCGGTAGACATCGCATTCTCTGCGGCGATTCGTATTCAGAGGAAGATCGGGTGCGATTATTGGACGGAATGACGCCCGATATGCTGCACACCGATCCGCCGTATGGCATCAACATTGTGAAGCCACAAGGCGGAAGTAGCACCGCCGCTATCGGCGGTGCTAAACCATTCGGCTCTACTGGTGAGACTGAGCGCAGGGGTAAAGTCGCTATTGCGGAACGCAATAGCGGGCGTACAGGCGCACCGGGCAATAGGGCGATCTGGGATCGCCCTAACGGGAAAGTTGGGGGGAAAAAGGGCGATTTAGTCCGCAAAGCCAATGTTGGCAGGGTCAACATGATCCAATCCAATCTTTACCCCGTCATCGAAGGGGATGATCGCCCGTTCGATCCTACTCCCTTCATATCCCTAGCTCCCATCGTCATCATGTGGGGCGCTAACTATTTCGCGCATTGTCTGCCGCCCTCCTCCGGTTGGATCGTGTGGGACAAGCGCGAGGACATCACCCGCAATGACTTCGCAGATTGTGAGATCGCGTGGTCAAACCTCGATAAGCCAGCCCGAATCTTCTATCACCTGTGGAATGGATTACACAAGGGATCACAGCACGGCGAACGGCGGTTACACCCAACTGAGAAGCCCGTTGCCTTGTTTGAGGAAATCGGCAAGATGTACGCCGACAAGGGCTTATGGCTTGACCTATTCGCTGGCTCCGGTGCGCAGTTAGTAGCAGCTGAGAGAAGCGGCGCAACATGCTATGCACTGGAATGTGAACCGCTATGGGTAGCGACGATCATTCAGCGGATGGCGGATATGGGCATCACGCCAGAGGCGGTGCGCTGATGGCACGACGTAGCAAGTACACGCCGGAGGTAGTGCAGCGCATCACGCAAGCCATTGAGCTAGGCGCGACGTATGAACTGGCGGCGCACTACGGCGGCATTGCGTACTCCACCTTCGCAGAGTGGCAAAGCGAGAAACCAGAGTTTTCGGAGGCAGTAAAAGCAGCGGAGGGAAAAGCGGCGGTCAAATGGCTGGCGAAGATTGAGCAAGCGGCGGTCAAGAACTGGCAAGCGGCGGCGTGGAAGTTGGAGCGGCGCTACCCTCACCTGTACGGGCGCACGGTGCAAGAGCAGACGGGCAGAGATGGCGGTGCGATTCAGCATGAGGTGGCACTCGATCTGAGTAAATTGACCGATGAGCAACTTGAACGCATCTTACGCGACTAAGATCGACCCGTTGGCACTGCGCGTTGAGGCGAGGCGTGAGCAGGCGCGGCGTTCGCTGCTTGCCTTCACGCGGTACACGTTTCCCGATTATCAAGTCAACTGGCATCACGCGTACCTATCGCAGCAGCTAGACCGCTTCGTGCGGGGTGAGGTGCGACGGCTGATTGTGGAGATGCCACCCCGTCACGGCAAATCGGAACTGGTGTCGCGGCGCTTGCCCGCTTTCGCGCTGGGGCGCTATCCCGATAAGCGGGTGATCATTTCCTCCTACAGCGCCGACCTCGCCAACGCCATGAGCCGCGATACGCAGCGCATCATCGACAGCGACGCCTACCGCGCTGTGTTCCCCGGCACGCGACTGCCGGGCAAAGGCACGAAACAGAAGGTGACCGAAAGTGTGTTCGATATTGCGGATCGGCGCGGCGGCTTGCGCGCGGCTGGCGTCGGCGGCGGTATTACGGGCATGGGCGCGGATTACATCATCATTGACGACCCGCTAAAAGACCGCGCAGAAGCGGAAAGTGAGACGATCCGGCGCGGGGTGTTCGATTGGTTTACGTCCACGCTGTACACGCGGCAAGAGAAGGGCGCTGGCATCCTGATCACCATGACGCGCTGGCACTTGGACGATCTGGTGGGGCGCCTGCTGGCGTTGCAGGGCGAACCGGACGCTGACCAGTGGCAGGTGGTGCGCTTCCCCGCACTGCTGGAACGCGAGTCGGATCGCAGTGACGGCGATGCGCGTGCTATCGGTGAACCGCTGTGGGCTGGCAAATTCGACCACGCGGCGCTGCGCAGCATCCGTGCCACCGCTGGCGAGTACGACTGGAATGCGCTGTATCAGCAGACCCCGATTGCCAGCAGCGGCGGCGTGTTCAAGCGAGATAATTTCCAGATCATCGACACGGAACCTGCCGACATCGTGCGCACGGCACGCTTCTGGGACTTGGCGATGTCGTCAAAGACCAGCGCCGACTATACGGTAGGCGTGAAGATGGGCGTCACCTCCACTGGTCGCATCATCATCCTTGATATGGTGCGCTTCCAACGGGAGTGGGATGAGGTGGAGCCGGAACTTGCCGCGGTGGCTGTCCGCGACGGTGCGACGGTGGACATCGGCATTGAAGAAATCGCCTACATGACGCGTGCCATCGGCAAGATGTTGGCACGCCCTGAACTGCACAGGCATACCATTCGCGGTATCAAGCCGGACAAGGACAAGCTGACACGGGCGCTACCCTTCGCGGCGCGAGTCGGCGGGCAGATGGTCGATGTGCTGCGCCGCAGTTGGACGGACGCGCTGCTCGACGAACTGTGCAGCTTCCCGATGGGCAAGCATGATGACATCGTGGACGCCTGTTCCGGCGCGTACCACATGCTCGACACGTACACGAAGACTGAAGTTCATAGCGAAAATCCGCTGTTTGATTGAGGTGAATAATGCCAGCCGATATTAAGATGTCGCAGAAAGTGTGGCGGCACATTCTTGACCACTTGAACATCCCTGAGAACTACGTGGGTCAGATCAAGATAGACATGTACGTGATGGACGTGCCGACTGTTGAGGTCACAATCCTTGCGCCGCAGTCTATTGCCGACATCGACTGGCAAGCCATCCTCAACGCGTCGAATGTCGTTGTGCGAGTAGAGCCGAGCGACATTCGCGCTGGCGACATGGCGCATTTTTTTGATGCGCTTGAGGACTCAGTGAAGCAGCAACGGGCGCGATGGGAAGCGGAGCAACACGATGGCTGATACAGCACAAACTTACACCATGCACTCAATCCGCAAGGGCGTGACGCTGAAGGTGCGGCTCTCTCACATGCTGACGGTGCGTTTGTGGGTGGCGTTGCAGTTGATCAAACTGGCGACGTTCATTGCCGAATTTGGCTACGAGGCGGAGATGGTTGATAGCGAGGACGACAATGCCAGCAACACTTAGCTACTGGTCGGCTGACACTTCCGCCAAGCCGTACCGTGAATTGACGGAAGCGGCGGAGAAGGAACGGCGCTGGCGTGACGAGGTGTATCGCCTCGCCTCGGATCAGTACGATGGCAAGCACAAGCACTTCCTGAAGAAGCGCGAGGGCGCGGTCGATCCCAACGTGGTCATCAACCGCGACGGCGAGGCGATTGACGACATTATCGCGCTGGCGCTGCCGGAACTACCGACCATCGAACTCAACGAAACTGAGGAAACGCCGGACGAACAGTGGCTGGTCGAGGCGTGGGAGGAGAACGGCGGCGTTACGCTGCTGACCGACTTCATGCTGTTCGGTGCGCTGACCGGACAATCATTTGCGCGGGTGCTGTTGCCGATGGAGGGCAGCGAATATCCGCAGGTCATCGCCCTGCACCCCGCATCGGTGCTGCCGTACTGGCGGGCGGACGACATGCGCCGCATCATGTGGTACGAAATGATGTTCACCTCAGACCGCAAGTATCGACAGGACATCATCAACCTGCGCGAGTTCGGTGGCAGCGGGTGGCTGATCCGCACCTACGTCATGGAGGGCAATCGCTGGCAACCGTTTGCGACGGAGGAGTGGGGTTACGAGTTAGGTCCAATCCTCGATTGGCAGCACTTGCGCGATCCACGGCGCTACTACGGGCGCTCACATATCAAGCCATCGCTGCTCAATGACCGCCTGAACAAAGTCGCCAGCGACATTAATCAGATTATCCGCATCCACGCCTCCCCGCGCACGGTGGGCAAGGGCATGAAAGCGGAGGACTTGACGCCAACGGGCATCGACGCGTTCTACACCATTCCAGAGAAGGCGGAGATCAAGGTGCTGGAGATGCAATCCGATCTCGCCGCCTCCCGTGATTTCCTCAACCTGCTGGGCGAGGAACACGCGGCGGAGATGCACGTTACGCGGCTGACGGGTGGCATCGACGCCTACAAGAACATCACCAACCTCGGTTTGAAGGTCGCCTTCATGCCCATGCTGGCGCAGAACGACGCGCTGCACAAGCAATACGAACGCGGCGTAATCGGCATCTCGCGGCGTCTGCTGATGCTGGCTGGCAAGCCGTACACGGGCGAAATCAAGTGCAAGTGGAAGCTGCCGCTGCCGATGTCCGAACTGGAACAGGTACAGGTGGTCAAACAGAAGCGCGACATGCGACTGCTGTCCAAGCAGAGCGCGTCCGCCGAGTTGGGCATCGACTACGAACTGGAACAGGAACGCATGGAGGACGAGGGTGACGACGACATGCAGGCGGAAGTTATCGCGGCGCAACAGGGGCAGATCGGCGCTGGCAATCCGGCTATCGGGCGGAATCAGTTAACGGCAGAGAACAATGGGAACCGTCCGCAATCCTAACGCGCTCCTCACCAGCGCCTACGACCTGCAGTCCGATGCGCTGCAGCCCGCCTATGACCGCGCCACGCGCACGCTGACCCGCGCCTACAACAGCGCCGCCGCGCAGTGGTCGGGCGCACTCGACGCGCTGGCAATCCTCGCAGATGAGGGCGTGACCCGCGCTGAACTGCGCACCAGTGCCGAGTACGCGGAGTTCAGGGCAGCACTACGCACAGGACTACGCCAGTTCAGCGGGCACGTGCAAGCGGTGGGTATCCAGATGGAGCAGGACGGCATCACGAAGGGTGAGCGCGTCGCTTATGACACGCTGGCGCTGACCGACAAGCCGCAGCGCGTCAACGTGGACGGCGTGGAGCGCATCACCACGAAGGCGCACTATCCGCTGCGCATCGCACAGGACGTGGTCGAGGGCAACTTGGCGCGGTTGGACGCGACATTCACGGTGGCGGAGCAGGGCTATTCGGCGCAGTGGGTCGTGGAGCGATTGGCTGCATACTTCGAGCGTCAGCCCGTCATCGCGGCGCTGGCGTTTGTGCGGACGATACAGATGATCATGGCGCGGCGAGTGGCAACGATAGTGCAGGCAGGTCAACGATGAGCGTCGTCATCGGCTGGCGCTGGAGTGCGTCGTTGGATAGCTTGGTGTGCGGCTTCTGCCTCGCCATGCACGGCACAGAGCACGGCGTGGATGAGGAGATGATCACGCACCCCGGCAACTGCCGCTGCGCCAAGTCGCCCATTACGCAATCGTGGTCTGATCTCGGTTTCGAGGACGGCGGCGAGGTCGTCATTCAGCGGGGCGACGACTGGCTGCGTGGGCAGTCGCAGGAAGTACAAGAGCGCATCCTCGGCAAGGCGGGGCGGGCGGCGTGGCTGGACGGGCGCTTCGAGCTGGCGGACATGGTCGGCGTGAAGGAAGATGACCTGCTGGGCACGATTGGCTATCGCAAGTCGTTGGATGAAATCCTTGGCTCGGTTGAGGCAGCGATTTACAAGCGGCTAGTGGCGTGAAAAAAGCAAATGGCGTCAAAAATGCACGGAAATGGCGCTGTTTGCGAAAAAGGGTTACGACCTGAAAACACTAATACCATGCGAATTCGCATGATTTAGGGGGTTTTTGGGGCATTGTGGAAATGGCTGGCTGGCAAATAAAAAGCCGGAGGCGACTCCGGCTTGGGTTTAGTTGGCTTGGGCGAGTAATCCTCGCACGAAGTTAGCGAAGGTGCAGTTTTTGGCGAGTTCCACCGCGATAGCTTTCCCCGCCAGCGACAGGGTTTGCGCGGATGCGGACTGCAGCGCATCTAAAGCCGAAGGCGGGCGGCGCGAAAACGCGTAGGACGGAGACGCTTCAGAAATTTTACGCTCGTCACCATTTCGTATAGAGCGTAAATCTGCTCGTTTATATCGTCGTTATCGACAGGAACGAACAGAGATGGCAGAGTGTTTTCGCGAATTAGATGCTCTGCGCGTAGAGCATCATGCGCTGCATCTCCGCCGCCATCTTCCGCCTCACTTTGCGCTGCGAACACCCGTGTTTTCAATTCTGCAAGCCGCCTCGCTTCAGCAGCCACAAAAGCGATAATTTCATCATCCGTAGCACTGCGCAGGTAAATCTGTGCTGGCAGATCATTTTCAGCGATGCGAACGCACATGAACGCATTCTCATCATTTTCGCTTGATAGTGCGTACGCGTTGAATTCATTGTTCATGATAGTCTCCTCTTGTGCGTGAACGATGCGCACCCCCGTTTACGGACTTGCTATCGAACTATGACACAATCATATCATAGTACCGGAACTATGTCAAGCGTTTCAGCCCCCAATATTTGGGGTAAACGAGTAAACGGCGTGGCTACTCCTCATTGTTCGCATTACGCTTGTATTTTCCTCTGCCCACAAGAGGCTTGGCTTTGCCAAAATCAGGAATCGCCCACGACAAGATCGAGCGCACATGAGCAGCTATATCCGCGTCTTTGCGCTCAATCTTTGCGTCCTCTTCTAGCGCCTGATACTGCTCAGGAGAGAGCAGCACTTCTACGCGCTTATGTTCGGGATTTCGTGGCATTGCTATTCATATTGCGCAAGGATATTGCGCACAGCACTGATACCCTCAGCGGTGAAGCGATACGGGAAAGCAGGATCGCCCGTACCAATCGAATATTCGCCCTCGCCGTAGGTCGCCTTAAGATCGGCAATCTTGGCTGCATTTTGAGCCATCCCCTCAGTCCATTCGGGATTCTCTGCGATCCACCTCTTAGCAAGCATCTTGATACAAAGAGCATCGCGCTCAGGATCGCCCCACATACGTCCATCCAGCCACATCGCTATCGACAGGCGATTGAGATCGCCGTTTTCCAGCTTATACGGAGCGCCATCTCGCAATGCTTGAGCTTCTTGTTCGCTCACCCACCGAACTGCCCACATCATCTTTCCATCGTTCATTTCGGTTTCCTCTTTCCTACTTGCTATCGAACTATGACACAATCATATCATAGTACCGGAACTATGTCAAGCGTTTCAGCCCCCAATTTCGCATGATGTCAATGCCCCAAAATAGCAATTTGCGAAATTCGTTATTGAACCCCCAAAAAGTGGGGAGCGTTGCCTGATCCCCTCTCACATTAGACGCTGCACAAGCAACCCGTAATCCCTCACAATTGCGCCAGACACGGATGTACATACAGGAATTTGGCGCACATGCCAGAAAGCGAACTGCCGCAGGGCGGCAACAACGATAACCCGCAGGGCGGGAACAGCCAGACCCCTCCACCTCAGCAGCAGACTCCGCCAGCCGCGCCGAAATCGATTAATCCCGATCAGGAAGCGCGACTGAGCAAAGAGAATGCTGCCAAACGCGTCGAAAACCGCGAGTTGCGCAGCAAGCTCGATGAAGTGC